TGGCAGAGAACATCTTTAGTGGTGATCTTTGTATTCTTACAGCAGATGGTGTAATTACACCTCACACTGCTACAGAAACAAACAATATTGGTGTATTTGCAGGTGTGAGCTATACTGCTTCAGATGGTTCTTATGTTTATAGTGAGTATTGGCCAAGTGGCACTACTGGAACAAACATAATCGCATATGTATATGATGATCCATATATTGTGTATAAAATTCAGTCAGCAGGAACTCCAACTCAAGCAAGCATTGGCGAGTGTGCTGATGTTGTTGCAGGTACAGGATCAACTGTTACTGGTAGATCAGGATTTAGTTTAAATGGTACTATGTCGAATGGTACTGCTACATGTAAGATTATAGCTTTGCATGAAACACCTGATAACTCAATGGCACAATATGCTGTTTTGGAAGTGCTTGTAAATGAGCACCTTCTCAAAGCAACAGCAGGTATATAAGGGAGATTAGACAATGGCTATGAATAGAGCACAATTTGCTAAAATGCTTGAGCCAGGGTAGCATTAGCATTTTCAATTACTGAAGAAGCTGAAGAAGATGGACAGTATGGTTCAATAGCGTCACGTTATACAAAAGCACTTGCAAGATCTATGGCTTCTACAAAAGAAATCAAGGCTGCAAATATTTTGAATAATGCGACTTCTAATACTGATCCATATGGTGGTGGTGATGGTGTTGCACTTTTAAGTGCATCTCATACGACAACTAACGGAAACCAAAGTAATACTTTGGCAACAGCAGCTGACTTATCTGAAACATCACTTGAGTCAATGTTAATTCAAATTGCAGATATGAAAGATGATCGTGGTTTGAGAGTTGCAGCTCAAGGTACAACTTTGATAATTCCAACAGCTTATACCTTTACTGCTGAAAGATTATTAGAATCACAGTTAAGGACTGGAACTGCTGACAATGACATCAATGCGATTCGCAATGGTGGCTATTTACCTCAAGGATATCATATCATGAGAAGATTGACTGATTCAGATGCATTCTTCATTTTGACTGATGTTCCTGATGGACTAAAGATGTTCCAAAGAAGTCCTATGAAAAAAGGTATGGAAGGTGACTTTGAAACTGGAAATGTTCGTTATAAGGTAAGAGAAAGATATTCTTTCGGTTTTACTGATTGGCGAGGTATTTTTGGTACAGAAGGAGCTGCCTAATAAATAACACAAGGGGAGAGCAATCTCCCCTTTTCTTTTAATCCTGACAGTTGTTTACAACTGACACTAGCCAAGACAGGAGATAAACATGGCTAATACACATTTTTCAGGTCCTATTCTATTTTCAGGAAAGGGCAACTCTAAAGGTTGGTTTGAAAATTTACCAATTGATAGAAATCCAGATTACATGGTTTACATGGATGATTTTACTGGTGTTACATTAGATAATACAAATGATTGGACAGTAGTTAAAGATAGTGGTGCATCAGCAGCTATTGCAGCTGATGTTGTTGGTGGTGCAGTAACTTTAAGTTCAACTGCTACAACTGATAACGATGGTGCTTCAATACAAGGCAATGAAATTTTTGCAGTTGCATCTGGTAGAGATATTTGGTTTGAAACAAAAATAACACCTACAGATGCTGAAGGTAATGCAATGGATATTTGTATTGGATTGACAGTAAACTTTGCAACTAATCCAGAAGCAATGTTAACAGCAGCTGACAGAATTGTATTCCAAGTAGATGATGGTGATAGCAACATTGATTGTATTACAGAAAAAGATGGAACTGCAACTACAACGGATTCTGGCATTGATATTGCTAATGGAACAGCAGTTACATTGGGTATTCATGTAAAAAGTACAGGTTCAGTAGAATTTTTTGTAAATAGAGCTAAAGTGGCTACACACACAGATAATATTCCAGATGATGAAAATCTCGCACTTGGTGCTATGGAATTATCAGGTTCTGCTACTGGAACTAAATCAATGAATATTGATTATATGTTTGCAGCTCAAGATAGATAATGGAGATTTAAATGGCTGAGAAAAAAAGAGCTAGAACCAAATCTGGCCAATTTATTCCAGACGATCCAAATACTCCTGTCAATGAAGCTTGGGTTGAAGTAAAACCTAAGAAAAAGACAACTACTACAAAAGCACTCCCACCTAAAGGGAGTGCAGAATATAAAGCAATGCTTTTACGTGGTGAAATATCGGAGTGATAAATGGCAGATATCGTTACAGTAAATAAATTATCAGAAAATACAAATGAAGTTGTATATGCTTTTCAATATCAGTATGTTGACACAGGAAATGAAAGTGCAGTTTCTAAAATAGATGTATCAGCTTTGGCAACAAATGCTGATGGTGAAACATGTACTGGAATTAGGATTGTAGAGTGTTGGTGGGTAATATCAGCTATGACAGTTGAAATATTAGCTGCTGCAGATACTAATGTTATTATTATGCATTTAACTGAAGGACAATCTGGTTATCAAGATTTTTCAAAGTTTGGTGGGTTACCTAATAGTAAGTCTTTTGGCACTAATGGAACTGGTGATATTAAATTCACAACAACTGGTGCAGGTGCAACAGGTGATTCATACCAAATAATAATTAGAGGTATTAAACAGTACTAATGGCAACTTCTGGATCAGTAGCATTTAGACCAAATATTGAAGAAATAATATCAGAGTCTTTTGAACGATGTGGAATAGATAATCAGACTAGGACTGGTTATTTTGCAAAGTCTGCACGTAGAAGCTTAAATTTGTTGTTTTCTGAATGGTCTAACAGAGGAATTAATCATTGGGCAGTAAGTAATAATACTCTTTCTTTGCTTAGTGGTACTTCTAATTATGCACTTCCAGTTGGAACTATAGATATAATTGATGCAGTTATACGAGAAGATAGCACCGATCAAATGATTAATAGGATTTCAATATCTGAATATAATCAAATACCCAATAAAACAGATACTGGCAAACCTAATCAATATATGATTGATAAACAATACACTCCACAAATATATTTTTGGCAAGTACCAGATAAATCATATGACATGGTTTATTGGGCAGTTAATCAATTGGATGACGTTACAGCATCTAATCAAGATGCTGATATACCTTATCGTTGGACAGATTGTATATGTGCAGGATTAGCTGCTAAATTGGCACTTAAATATGCTACTGATAAATATCAACTTTTAAATGAAGCTTATGAAAAGTCTTTTAATTTTGCATCTTCATCTGATAATGATGGTGTTAATTTGAGGATTCAACCCACTGTATTGAATTTAAGTTAATGGCAAAACGTGCAAAAGGTAAAAAATCATATGCAATAAGTGACATAAGTGGTTTTAAAGTACCTTACACACAGCTTAAAACCACTTGGAATAATTTGCGTGTTGAACCTGAAGAGTTTGAACAAAAGCATCCACAATTAACACCTGTAAAAAATATAATAGATGCTACTAGTTTATTTAATCCTAGACCAGATAATGATCCAGAAAATGCAGAAGTACAAATTGGATTTAATTATGATTGGTCTGTAGATCCAAGAACTATAAATAAATCTCCAAGTTGTATTGGTGGTGTAGGAAAAGCTTACATAATAAAATTTGAGGGAAATGGTGGCATAGGTGGTGTAGGAAGTTCAACTTTATCTCTTTCTGAAGATGCTACAAGTTCTGGTGGTACAGGTGCTGTAGGAAATGCGACTCCATTCCCTGCTCCAAGTGGTGCATCTGGCACAGGTGGTGTAGGTTCAATTGGAATTTCTATGATTAAAACTGGTCAGACAAGTTCTGGTGGTACAGGTGCTGTAGGAAATCATGGACAATCAAATGATGAAGAGATACATTTAAGTATTAATGAAACTGGATTAGGTGGCACAGGTGGTGTAGGTTCAGGTTATGAAGTTCAAACTGATTTCGGTTGGGGTCAAGCAGGTTGGGATACAGGAAGTTGGGGTAAATAATGAATTACACTTCTTTAAAGAATCAATTACAAAATTTTTTAGAAAATGATAGTGCTGAATTTGTTGCATCTATTGATGACATTATAATACAAGCTCAACATTTAATTTTTCAAAGGTTGCCAAATTTACCTTGTTTTCGGTTTAAAGCAACTGGTACTACGGCAGTAGGAACTTCAGATTATTTAATTGCAGATGCTAGATTAATTCGTAATGTTTTTTATACAAATAACAGTTTTGAAACTGTATATTTAAACCATAGAGTAGATTCTTATTTACGAGATTATTGGCCAAATAGCAGTTTAACTGGTGAACCAATTATGTATTCTACTATAGAAGCAGGAACAGGTGGAACAGGAATTACGTTAGCACCAACTCCTAATTCTACTTATAATTATGGAGTTGACTATATTAGACCATTAGCAGATCTTAATAGTAGCAATACAACTAATTGGTTAACTAATAATGCAAAAAATTTATTGTTGTCTGCTGCTCTATACGAAAGTTCTGCTTTTCTTAAAGATGAAAATACTGTAAAGCTTTACAAAGGACAATTTGACGAGTCTGTACAATTGGCAGTACAAGAAATGAACAGAGATTATGCATCAGAATATGACGGAGGTATCTAAATGGCTATAACTCAAGCAATGTGTACATTATTTAAAAAAGATTTGTTACTGGGTGATCATCATCTAGATACAGACACAATCCATATCGCACTATACACTAGTTCTGCATCTTTAGATGCTTCAACAGATGGTTACACTACATCTAATGAAATAACTAATACTTCTGGTAGTGCATATACAGCAGGTGGTCTTGCTTTATCTAGTAAAGCAGTAACAGAAAATAGCACAAGTGGTATATTCGATGCAGCTGATCCACAATGGGATGACGCAACTTTTACAGCTAGAGGTGCATTAATTTACAATAAAACTTTAGGAGATGCTTCATCAAACTCTAGAGGTGCAATAGCAGTTTTAAATTTTGGTGGAGATTTTACAGTTTCAGGTGGTACTTTTAAAATAGTTTTTCCTGCTGCGACTGCCAATAATGCAATAGTTAGGATAGATTAATGGCTACATATGTAAATAATTTAAGATTAAAAGAAATTGTAACTGGAGATGAATCTGGTACTTGGGGTACATCTACAAATACAAATCTTGAATTAATTGGTCAGGCAGTTGGTTTTGGAACAGAAGCCATAACAACAAATGCAGATACTCACACTAGTACAGTTGCAGATGGTTCAACAGATGAAGCAAGAGCTATGTATATTAGATATACTGGCACATTAGATTCTGCTTGTACAATTACAATCGGTCCAAACACTTTAAAAAGAGTTCACATAATTGAAAATGCGACAAGTGGCAGTCAGAACATAATTATTAAACAAGGTTCTGGAAATGAAGTTACAATCTCTCCTAGTGAAAAAAGAATCGTTTATTTGGATGGAGCAGGTGCAGGAGCTGCAGTTCAAGATGCAGGAATATCATCTTCAGCTGCCACAACTGGAAAAGCAATCGCAATGGCAATGGTATTTGGATAAGGAGATAAATAATGACAGCACCGAATATAGTAAATGTTGCAACAATTACTGCAAAAACAGATACACTTAAACTGACAGGTACAAGTGCAGTTATATTGTTGAATAATGCAGCTTCATCTGGGAAAGTACTAAAAGTAAATTCTCTTGTGGTAGCGAACATAGATGGCACAAGTGCAGCTACAATAACTGTAGGTATATATCCTCAAGATGATATTGGTGGTACTCCAGTTTTATTAGCTTCTACAATTTCAGTACCTGCTGATTCTTCTTTAGTTGTAATAGATAAAAACATGGGATTGTATTTAGAAGAAGATACTTCTATCGGAGTTACAGCAAGTGCAGCTGATGATCTAGCTTGTACAATTACATATGAGGAATTAAGCTAGAGGATTTTAAATGGGTACTCGTAATAAAGGTGGATTAGTCGGTGGATTTGACCAATTAAGAGCACCTGATGCACCTACAATAACTTCTACTTCAGCAGGGGATGCAAGTTTAGAAATTGCTTTTACAGCACCAAGTAATGTTGGTGGTGGAACAATTACAGGTTATATTGCTTTTGCAACAAATGTGCCACAAGAACCAGTTTTGTACACAGTTACTGTTCAAGATGTTAGTGGTAACAAATATTTTATAGATTCAGTTCAGCAAGCAACTTTAACTTTAGTTAAAGGTCATACTTATACATTTGATTGGTCAGCTGCTACCTCTCATCCTTTAAGATTGTCCACAACTTCTGATGGTACACATAATAGTGGTAGTGAGTATACAACTGGTGTTGTCAAAGATGATAGTGCTTATACTACAAAAATTACAGTAGATACAGGAGCACCTTCTACTTTATATTATTATTGTCAAAGTCATTCTGGCATGGGTGGAACTGCAAATGTTCAAGCCTATGTGCATTCTTCTGCAACTGGTACTTCTAGTCCTATAACTGTTGGATCTTTATCTAATGATATTAGTGCAACTGGTTATTTAGCTGCACAGAATGTATTTGGTGTTAGTCCAAATGCTGTAGGATCTTCTGGTACACCTACAGGTTCATTGGCTATGTTTTTTGGTGGTTATAATGGTTCTGCAAACGTGAATAATATTCAACAATTAGATTTAACTTCTTCAAGTAACGCTACAGATTTTGGAGATATAGGATCAGATAGAAGTTATAGAGCTGCAGTGGGAACACCTACTAGGTGTGTTGCAGGTGGTTTTGATAGTGCTTCTGGAGAAGTACAATTAGAATATGTAAATCCCTCTTCAGCAGGTAATTCTCAAGATTTTGGCTTATTAGCTAGAGTTAATACAGGAACAGGTGCATTTAATAACTCAACTTATGGAATTTTTGCTCCACGTAACACAGGTTCAACTTATGATTTTATGCGTATAACTATTGCATCTTTAGGCAATACTAGTGATGTTGGTGATTTAAGTTTAGAAATATATAATTTTGGTGGTGGTATTAGTAATGGTACAATTGGTTTAGTTTTTGGTGGGTATGATAGTTATGCAAGTGGTACTTCAAATTCAATTTCACAAAAAAATATAGCTTCAAGTGGTGTATCTACTGATTTTGGAAATATGACTAGTCCTAAGCAAAATCCAACTGGTGCTTCTAATTCAACTAGAGGTGTTATAGGTGGTGGAAATAATTCTGGTTCTCTAAATGTTATAGAATATGTAACTATAGCTAGTGAAGGGAACGCAATTGACTTCGGTGATTTGACTTCTGTTAAAGATGCACCTTCAGGTGCAGCAAGTTCTACTAAAGCTGTTTTTGCAGGTGGACTTGATGGTAGTGCTTTAAATACAATTGATGTTGTAACTATAGCATCAGCTGCGAATTCTACTGATTTCGGTGATTTAATAGCTGCAATGTATGGTGTGGCAGGAACTGGTACTAGACATGGGGGTATTTCATAATGCCTAATTATTCTGGAG